GCTTACGCGCTGCCGCCTTCTCCCTTGTTTGTGTTGCGCGAGGAGCTCTCTTAATAGAACCTTCAAACATTTCGTCTTGTTGTGCCATTTATTTTACTCCTTAACGTATTTTGCGTATTGTTCTAAACTAACCCCAAGTTTTTTAGCCATAGCTACTTGCCTTTGAGTTAATCTAACCTTGTTCCCACTACTGCGCCCAGATGCAACGGACCTATCTACAGATGCAACCGTCTGGGCGGGCCGCTTGTCCTGAGTTCCGTTTCTAAACTTATGAGGAAATTCTTCCTTCATACGCCTATCTAATGTATCATAGTACTCATCGCTCTTCGGGTCAATACCTTCTGATTCAACAAGTTCCTTATGAATACCAAATGCTGCATAAGTCATGGCGTTGTCTTCGCCAAACCAATCATTCTTTTGAGCCCACTGTTCTGCTTTAGCATCAGGCTTAGGGGCTGCTTGAGCCACAGGCTGTGCTGCGGGTTTATTAGGTTGTCTTTGCCGTCTCTCATTAGCTGACTTAGCCTGAGAGGCTCTGTCCGCGTCTACGGCAAGCTGTGTCATTTTTCTTTGAGCGGCTACTACGGCATCGGTGTCACCAATCTCCATAGCGCTTCTCAAAGCTGATTCTGTTTGAGCTAGTTCAGATTCCACGCGACCACTATATTGATCAACGTAGCTTGTATCCATTTGATTAAGTCTTTGAGCTAACTCTTGGTTTTCTTGAGCTTTTATTTGTGCAAACCTAGTTGCTTCTTCAGCGCTTTTCTCAGCTTCACGCATTTTCTTGGTAAGACGATTAATCCTTTTCTGAGTTTGATTTTCACTTTTTTTAAACTCATCTTCAGTTTCTGATACCTCAAGATTATTTGCATTATCTGCATCTTGCGGCTGTTCTTCAAGAGTAACCTCAACATCGGGGCCATCATCTTCTCCTAGATCTAAGTCTAACTCAGCTTGTGCTTCTTTTCCACTCATGTTCACCTCTAATAATGTAAAATGTCTTCAGGGTCATTAATTTTAGCTAAAATTTCATCGTCATTTAAAATTCTGACTTCTCCGCCATCTATTTTAAAACGTGAACCAGCATATCGGGCAAACATTACCCAATCTTTCTCTGCACACCATGATCCTGCAGGAAATTTCTCTTTGTCTTTATAAGCTAAAGACCCAACTTTTAAAACATAACCCACCTGAGTAGATATTTGTCCTTCTTCTACAAGTTTATCTGGTAACAAAATGCCTCCTTCTGTTTTACCCTTTCCTCTGTAAGGTAATATAAGGATCCTCCATCCTGTAGGCTGTGGCATTCTTTCAATCAAACTTTGCTCAATAAGACTAGGATCTAAAACCCTATCTTTAGGATCAACATAAGTTTGTTCTAATTCTGAATTGACTTCTTCCATTTAAACTTCCTCTTGTTCATTTTTGTCTAGTATATTTTTAAGTTCTGATTCAATATAACCCAAAGACGTTAACTCACCCATAATCTCCCTGTAGTGCTCCATGTTTTTTACATTGTTGAACTCTAAAGTGTTGAGTATAAGATCCCTTCTATCTTTGATAAGCTTGAAAACCGTTAATGACAGATTTATCTCATTCATTTATATAAAAACCTCATATACTCCGAGTCTATCTTATATATTCGCATTATTTAGTCAAGCGCTGTTTCTTTTTTAATGTTGATACATGCTTGTGATAAAAAAAATTTCCAATTCTTGCGAAAGGTTTAGATAATTCTAACCAAAATCTAATCATTTTTTCTTTCCTTTACCAATCACAGTTTTTAATGTTTTTGCTTGTGCAGCATGTAACTTACTAGCTTTTTTTAAACCTTTAATAACTTTGTTTATTTTTCTTTTCATTTTGTTAATCCTTTGTACTTTTCAAAACTGCGAAGTCCGCCCAATCCGAGCATTCCCATCAAAACAGTCATAAGTGAACCCATATCAAAACTTGGCAATTCTGGTATAACAACATTTAAATAAGCACATACAAATATAGTAACGGGTGCTAAGACAAAATGCCAACATAGTGCAATTCCGCATGTCCAACCGATAAAGGGCCGCCAGCCCGCTACAAAGATGGACTTATGCTGCGCTTCTGTCTTGTTGATCTCTATCTGACCTTTGGCCAGCTCCTGAGCATGGCTCTCTGCCATAGTGGCCACTTCGTGTGCCAGCTTATTCTTCATGTCCTTATCTTCTATAAATTTCCCAAGAAGATTACTTACTGGTCCTATTAACGCTGTTAACATTATTGTCTCCTTTATGTTCGTGACCCATCCATATGCCAAATACACCTGTCATAACACCCATAACCACAGATACAAAGGCTGATTGACTTGCAGTTGGTGTATCTAAACCCATAAACCATTCAGCACAACGCCAAGACATGACTGTACTAGCAAGCATCATCAGTCGAGGTAGGATCTTCCATTTTAAAAAAGTTTCTACATTCATTTTATTAAAATCTCATTCAATCCAAATCCTTCTAGTAAAACTAAAGTAAAGAATAATAACAAGATGCCTCCTGCTATTAATTTACCACTAAAGTTAGTAGACCCTATTTTTATAGCAACGAACTCATTTCCCAAAATCCTTAAAGATAGTTCAAAACTGTTTTGTCCTAAATCTAAATTTATTATTTTCTTTTTTTCATCTGTCATTAATACACCTGTACTGTATTAGGGTCTATATTTGGTATAAGTTTGCACATACATTGATATGTTTCTTTTTCATCACCTTTCATAACAATTTGGTCATGCAGTTTATCTTTGTACATAAGACAATGGTTCACATCTTTAAAATATATCCCGCCTTCTAGTTTAAGGCCTAAATAACAAACCAACATGAAGGCAGTCACTTTTATAGAAACTCTTTATAATACTCAGAGTTCATAGAAAAAACTTCTCCGCCGTCTTTCATCTTAACCGACTTAACAAGATCCCCTCGTCCATTACGCATGAAGAATTGTTCTAAGCTCATTGTGTCTGACGCAGGTCCATCAAAGAACTCTTTTCTTAATTCTGCTTCGGATTGTTTATCTTTAGCCACCTTGACCTCCTTGGTTTTTACCTTGTTGTTTTAATAGTTCTCTATCCATTGCTGAATCTATCCTAGCTTGTGTAACCTTCTCCTGACTTTGCAACCTCTGTTGAAACTGGTCATCTCTCTGTTGTACTTTCTGGCCTTCCAATCCAAGCTTGGCTTGATCAACTTTATTATCATTCTGTTCAGCCTGCGCTTTAAGTTCTAGCTCTTTGCCCTTTAACTCAACTAAAGGATCAGGTCCCTGACCACTTAGCTGTCCACTTAGTGCTTTGAGTTGAGACATACCTTCCGCAACATACTGAGCTGTCTTGGCTTCCATATCTATCATCTGTTCTTCTGTAATAGCCTGTCCACCTCCAGCTTGTATCAAATCAACGGCAGCTCTCTCACGGGCTCCTATCTTAACGTGCTCCATAATATGTTTCTGTAATGACACCGCCATAGCAGGGGACTGAGCGATTAACGGCGTTGAACCAAAAACCATATGAGCCATGATATGAGCCTCGTGAGATTGCCCTTCAAAAGCTACCAGCTTTATCTGATCTAATACATCTATATTTTCTTGAGCAGGATCCTTTGGTATGGACTCTGGCTCTGGAGTTCTCTTCAAAACCCTGTCTATATCTCTTACTCCCAAAGCCTCATACATATCCCTAAACACTTCGTACATGTTGTGCATATCAGGAGCTGACGTAGCCAACTGCATTTTGGTCTGTGCCAAGGAGATCCTTTGAGCCTGACTAAATACATTAGGATTAGATACAGGTAATACATCAACCCTGTCATCAAAATCTTCTTTGCGTACATTGCCATCAACACCCGTAATACTATAAGGATACTCGTCAGGTAAAAACTCAGACATGACTTTAGATAATAACTTAAATTCTAACTTCATCGCATAATGTAATCGTTTATGAACGGCAGACATGACCCGTGATCCCTGTTCCAACATAGCTATAGTCGTACCCACAGCCGCCTGCTGATTACCATCGCCCACTTTCAAGTCCGTTATGGTAGCGAATCGTTGTCCCGCATCAACTACAAAGCCTAACAATGCCATCAAAGTCTGGTCGGGTCCCTTAAACGGTAAGGCCATTAAACTGGCTTTTATATCACCACCTGGAGCATCTACATCTCTAAACTCACCAGGTTGTAGAGGCTCGTCATCATCCCTGATCCGTAGACCGCGGGCCTTAAACCCTGCTGGAAGATTTGATAATGTACCAGCATCAATTAACTGCCTCAAAGCAGAAGTCGCGGTTCTCGCTAATCCACCTATTGTATGTATCAGACCTAATCCATAAAACCCAAAGCCTGGAAGAAACTTATAATGTACAAAATACTGTATCTTGGTCTTCTTCTCGTCATCTTCTCTGTAATTCCTGCGAATCGACAGTACCTGTCCGTTATCCTGTGAAATGGTTACAAGATACGGTACTTTAATACCTGTAGGTTCACCATCTTCGCCAACCTCTTCATAACCTTCTAAATCAAGATCCACATGACATTCTAGTAAAGTACAGTCATAATCTATCTGTGATGGATACATTCCATCAATTCTTTCAATCTCATCTGCTAAAGAGCCTGACTCAGATTGAGCTGGAATAACAGTTATATCCCTGTAAAACCCAGAAACCTGACGTTTTCTAAGATCATTCAAGCTCATCTTTAAGACTTGTGTGATATTAGGACACGTTTCTAATCCACTAGTGTTATAAGGAACAATAAGGTTTTCAGCAGGTACAAATTTACTTACCGCTCTTTCTAAGTTCTCGTCATAATACACTTTCTTAAACGTACTACCCGCTAGTGGTAAAAAGAATAACATCTGATCTAACTCAGGTGTGTATTCTTCCATAATGCACGTTATGTAGTAATTCATAAACTCCTTTACACGTTGAGCTTGATCCTCTTTTTCAGGAGTACTAGATCCAAGCACTGTTGTTCGCACGGGTCCAGAAGGCGGCAACAATTCATTAAACGCTTGAGCTTGGAACTGCGTGGCGGACTCTGCAAGCAAGGGGTGCGTGACACCGCTCGCGCCTCGAAAGGGCTGTGATCTCTCTTCGTAACTAAATCCCAACAACTCCAAACCGTTAGCGAAAGCATCTTCCCACTCCTGTCTACCACTTTTGTTCTCATCAAACTCACCTGTTAGCTCACTGGCAATCCTACCAAGTAAACCATCAGGCATCTCTTCAGCTAAATTAGCTGAGAAATCTTCAGTCGTGCCTCGTTGATCCTGTGGCTCAAAATCAACAACAACACTACCATCGTCTTCTTCTATAATTTCTACGTTTTCTGGAACAGGTCCCATGTCCAGACTATCAGGCATTTCTATCTCGACTTCTGCAGCCATATCTTCTAAGTCCAGCTGAGACGGTACGCCTTCCATCATGCTGCCTATCGGTTCTCTTGCCATGTAATTCTCCTTTTTCCTATTATACCATAGGTCTATACATATTAACAGCCTTGTCCTTTAAGCCTATAATGCCGCCTTCGGCTTTTCGTATATCTTCTCCAGTAAGATTTAAATAATTATTTACATTCCTTTCAGGATTCATAAATTTTCCTATGAAAAATCTTTTTAATTTATCTGTATTACTTAATAGCCTGTTTCCAGATGTACCAGAAAACCCTGTGTCCCCTTCAGCTATAACTTCAGGAGGTAGTCCTTTTTTATCTAAAGCTTCTTGAGCAACCTTAGATACGTTCATAAATTTTCTCATGTCTTGCGTGGTAGGTTTTAATCTCCCAAAATAATTTTGAGCTAACTTCTCCCCTGAAGGACTTCTTTGATCAATCAAAACATCTCCGCCTCTAACCATTCTCTCCTCATAGTCCACATTACCATATTTATTAAAACCTTCTCTTCCAGCTTGATCTTTCCCTTCTATAAAATCCATAGCAGCATGTGCCAACTCATGTGTCAAAATTCTTAAAGGGTCGGGAGAGTCTTCTCTTTGATCAGCAATATATCCAATCTCGCCCCTGTCTTTTGAAAAAAGTCCATAGGACCTTTGTGATCCTGCGCTAGAATCTGATACAACCCCTTGAACATCTATTTTACCTTCTTTGTACAATTCATAACCAAGTCTAGCTAGAGGATTTCCGTACAAATAAGGTTCTAAATCTGCTCTCATTTCTACATCACCTAAATCTTGTCCTTGCTCATACTTGGGCTCTCCACCATTTTTCATGTATTGGATGTAGGGCTCTATGCCCCGTGGGCCGCGGTTCATGTTGACCGCTTTGTCTTTCAAAGATATCACGCCGCCGTCCTCTTTCATTATGTCGGGATTGGTTCTCTGTGTAGGATCGTTCTTACCAAACTTGCCCTTCAACACAGCTGCACTATCTTTTGGTCTGTCTGTTAACATAACGTAACTTAAATCGCCTACACCCTCTACCACATTTTCATAAGGCACATGAGTAAACCCTTTTGCCGCCAACTCCTTAGCGTGAGATCTAATAAATTGTTTTACGTCCTGTACATTAACTCTAGGGTCTTCTCCTAAAATATCATCCGCAGTAAAATTTTCTCCTTTGAAAATACTGTATTGTTCCGCCTGATAATCATTCAAACCACTTTCTGTAAAAGGTTTGTCTGTTTTAGGATTTAAAAAAGGTTTACTTAAATTAGCTTTTAAAGGAATAGAACCACCTAAAGTTTTTCTCGGTATAGGCTGATTAAACTGTTTTCCGTAACCAACATTACCACTAACAGGAGGTAGTCTCATTTGAGACAAAGCCGTGCCATAATCTATACCAGATTTTTTAGCGATATCTTTAGCCATTTGTCTGCCACCAAAACCATAGGTTAAGTCCATAAATCGGTCTTCAGCTGCTTTAGGTGTGGATCCTACATGAGGACCCATTTCAAAGAAAGGTACTTTATTTAAATCAAACTGAGTAAACCCAGGATCGGTGTTCTGAGAAAAATGATATACATCAACAGGTTTGTTAGATCGCAGAAAATTTCCTACAGACTGCTTTTGTCTACCTGAACCATAGTTGCTACGCTCACCCTCTGGTAAGTTCTTCTCATAGTCTATTTTAAAATCTCTTAAAGGAGCGTCTCCAGCAGCTTCTTTGATTACACCCTTATACAAGTTGGAACCTTCTACAACAACCTCATCATAGCCATCTATTGTATTCTTTATACGATCCACCTGAGCAGAGTCTTTTAACAAATTACCCGCTATCTCTTTATCCATCTTTACATTGTAGTTTGGTATCGGTGTATCTCTTCTAATAAGGCCATACTTGGCAGACATAATAGCCAAATCTACGTTCTCTTCAGGGACCCCAACTTTCTTTATGCTCTTATACATATCACCCGTATAACGATCAAAGGCTTCCATATCCCCAGGATCTGGACACTTATCTGCACTACAGGACACAATCAAAAGTTTACGACCCTGCTTTGTATCTGAATTAAATAAACTACCTGAACCTAGATTTAAATCATCGGGTACCTTATTGGCCTTACTGGCACCTTTTATAGCTTTACCTGCAGAAGAAATACCTTTAACTACAGCAGCTGGTACCATAAGAGCTGGGAAAAAAGGAGAAGCCGCTAACATTACATCGCCGCTGGCTCCTAAAGTCTGTAGACCTGCATCTAAATAATTACCGCTTTCTATGTTTTCACTAAAAGAGGGCATCGTACCACCCACAACATTCATGTCGGGACCATAACCTAAAACATCTGAAATACCTGCACTAGGAAGCATATTAGCTCCAAAAGCCATTGCCGCATACGGAGATATACCAGCTCCTTGACTGTCCCGTTCTTCTAGTCTGGATAAAACCGTCTCGTCTTCAACGGTAAAGTCATCTTCATAATTTATTGGAGCTTCAGCCATCTCTTCCAAGAACCTGTGCTAGTTGAGCCATGAGCCGTGGGTCGTTGGAAGGGGATGCTCCCGCTTGTTTCATAATGCGATCCAGCACTAACTTACCTCTGTCAGCAGGCATTTCCATTATCTCAGTCTTTTTCATCATAAGACCCGCTACCCCACCTTCCTTAAAAAGTTGAGCTCTAGCCATTGACATAGGTGATCCTTGTTGAGCATAAAAACTAGGGTGTCTTCCAGGATCTAGAGGTTCATTTCCTTGAATAGCAGCAGTAGCATTAATAGTGCCTTGCACACCATTAGCACCAAATATACCATCCCCTACAGCTGAAGCATTGCCTTGAATAGGATTTAAGTTAAATATATTACCACCCATATAATCCTGACCAGTTTTAATCTTGTCCTCTTGACCAGTAGCTCTTAAATAATTTTCATAGGATTCATCTCTTCTACCAGAGTTTGATCCTCCTGAACCAAAATACTTTGACATTGCAGCAACTTGTCCTTCTGGTCCACCAAAGATACCAGACATACCACCCCCATCAAACGTATTTAAATAAAATTCAGAGTCAAAAAAACCATCATCTACTCCTTCTCTTCTATATCTGTCTGTAATCATGCTTCTGAAATCAGGTATAGGATCTTGTGGTTCTGTCATCATTGGAGGTGTTGAAGGTGGAGCAGGTGTTGAGCCACCACCTAATGTGGGAGATTTTATATCACCCCCTGGTCCGTCAGAGCGATTAACTATTCCACCACCAATACCACCAGTAGACTGGTGGTATTGAATACCACCAAGATTTTTTTTAAAAAATTCAGCGACCCCAGGTGGTAAATTACCACTCGGTAATCCACCAATACCACCTTGCATTGATCTTAAAACATCCCCATTGTTACTAACTTGTTCTTGAATTTGTTCTAAAACACCGCTACCACCACTAAGAGGATTCATGCCACTACCAAATGGATTTTCAAAATCGTAATTAACTACTCTATCCGCCATGTTCACCTCAATAATAAGCCCTTACCTGAGCCGACCCATCACCTTGTTCCCAATCGTCAGACGGTAGCTGTACAAAATTACCCTGACGATACCGCATTAAGGCCTGTGTCATGCTGTCTACAAGGTCATCATACTCTCCATTTGGAAAAGCTGCAACCTCTTCTATCATCTCATCTGCAAAAGTCTCGTCAGGGACCCAAACCATGCCCGCTTCAAACAACGGAGACACCGCGTGGACCCTAGACACCTTATCATTGCCTTTACTAGGTGTAAAGTTGACAACAGGTATACCCATATTACGCAATTCATGCGTCAAAGGGAGCCCCGTGGCCTTAGCTTCTATGATTACCGTCTCAGGGTCCCAGTAATTATACTGCTCTAAAGCTTTATGCTTCAATTCTGGGAAATCCCACCTGTCTTTTATGCTGTCAAGAAGTATCAAAGCAGGTTGACCCCCTATCTCCTCTGGATAAAACACACCCCATGTCGTTATAGCACTAAAGTCAGCCGTTTCTCTCTTACTAAACGCCGTATCATAGCTCTGAATAACATATTGTAGATTAGGAACACTCTTTTTCTCCCATCTCCTCCACCATTCTCTCTTAATTATAGCATTTTGCTCACCAGTAGGCTGCTGCTGGTACTGAGCATTCCATTTACTAGGCGGAATAGACGCTTTCACAGCCGTTAAATCGTCCAAACTCCAATATTCTGGCCAACAAGGTTCCCCACTATCAAAAATAGCAGGCAATTCTACAACCTCCCATTGATCCGCAAGAGGATCCTTAGCCATAGAACGAACCAACTGACCCGTTAAATCCTTTTCTGACCATCTAGTCTGGACTACAACTATACTACCTCCAGGCTGGAGCCTCTGTCGGGGGCCCCCAGTGTACCAATCCCACGCATCTTCAAAACCATTGTTACTCATAGCCGTTTGTTCCGAGTGAGGATCATCAATTATAACTAAATCACCACCACGACCCGCTAAGTTAGATCCAACTCCCACAGCATAATACATACCACCCTTATTTGTATCCCACCTGCCTGACGCTTTACTGTCTACAGCTAAACTTACATCTGGAAAGACACCCTTAAACTCATCCGTCTCAATAAGGTTCTTTACTTTTCTACCAAAATTAACGGCGAGCTCTGTCGTATGAGTTGCCTGAATGATCTTCATGTTCGGACTACGGCCCATCATCCACGCAGGGAACAAAAAGGAAGCAAACTCAGATTTAGTATGTCGGGGTGCCATGTTAATTATTAATCTTTTTAATTCTCCGCGAGCAACTCTTTCTAATTTTTCTGCAATTATTTCGTGATGTTTTCCTTGAATAAAACTTGGCCAAATAGTTTTTACAAAAGTTAAAAATGTATTTTGACACGCCTCGTTCTTCTCTAACTGAGCTAGTCTTAGTTCGAGTTTTAAGAGCCTCTCGTCTTGTATTCTACCATCCATATAGGGGTCCCTTTAACTTAAAATTATATGCGATTTATACGTTATTATAATATAGTTAACAGCAATATCAAATTATATCTCATTGTTTGTGAAAAACTTAGCCCATGCCTGCGCAGCCAAAGCCATGGGTCGCTGAATTTTTTAATAAAAATCTTGTTTTATGGCCTACGTTTTAGCCTCTATTGCCTAGGGTACCTTATGCAATTTATACAACTAACCCGCCTTGATTCGTGGCCGTTGCCCCGTGAATCATATAATTAAATCTATTATTTCGGGGCGTTAATTACTGGCGTTTTATCCCTGGGAATCTTTTTTATTTTGTCCAGGTGTTATTAATAATAATTACTGGCGTTTTATTCTCTAACCCGCAGAAAATCGACTCCACGTCCGCCAGCTGGTATTACTGCCCCGTTAATATTTATAGCGTGATTCGGATCTCATACGTTTTAAATCCTGACTGGTCGGCCTTGGTCGGCTTGTTTAACTATTTAATACTAATACAATAGATAAAAGAAAAGCCCCGCATAAACGGGGCTTAAATCGGCTTTAAATGTTAGTTAGTTTTTAAATATGATTAGCAATTAAAAGAATAAAGATTCCAAATAAAATCATAATTGGCATAAATAAAATATTACATAAAAGAGTTATAAACTTTCTCATTCTATGCGTTCTCTTCTTCTAATAAATGACTCCAAGAGTCATTACTAAAATTTAAAAGCCCGTCAAAATCAGCCCCAAATATTTTAAAGTCAGTGTATCCGCCTCTAACATCTGCCCCGTTATGAATTGATAAAGCTATGGTTTCGTTTTCGTAAATATCCCCGCTATAAATTATTTGTAAAGTTTGGGACAAAATACAATCTTCATTATAAGTGTTTATATGATGGCATTTAAAACCATTAAACAAAGCGTTTTCAAAATAAGTAAACGCTGACTCCGTGTTGTTGTGGAATCCGTTCGCCTTTAAATAATCGTTGAAGTGTTCGTTTTCGTCCTGATCATATTCTAAAAACTCATTTAAAAACGGGAATATATTTAAAGTAATTTCATTGTACTTTTTATCTATTTCTACAAGCTCATCTTTTTTAAAGTCTTCAAGAGTTCTTAATTGGTTGCGTTGCCAAAATCTCCCGTTATCGCCTCCCGAATCTAAAAAATTTGTCCCCGTGGATTCTGTTAACATTTCATATATTACTTGTTCGGTTGTTTTAATCATTTTAAAAGCTCCTATTTGATTAATTAAAGTTATCCCATTTTATTGCATACTTTATACAAAAAGAAAAGCCCCGCAGAATATACGGGGCTTTGTAAGGGTTTGAGGTTAAGCAGCTCTACATTTTTTTTTAATCAAAAACAATCACATTTAAGCCCGCTTTATTTAGATTATTTATTAATTCAGGTTGGTTTAATTTATCAGTTTCAACAAAATTATTATGCAGGCTTTTTAAACAAACTTGGCAAGCCGTTTTATTTTCTTCTTCAATATGGTTTGCGTAGTTATTCCCTAACATGGGCTTTCCGCATAAGGTAGTATGCGAATTTGGATCGCTCCAGTGTTGTTGTCCTAGTTTTTTTGTCCATTCGTTAAATTGCATTTTTAGCTCCTATTAAAATTATCCCGTTTAGCGGGCTTATATATTTTATCGCATACTTTATGCCAAAAGAAAAGCCCCGCATTATACGGGGCTTAAATCGGCGTTAAATGTATTTAAAATTATGAGGCCATTGCGACTCTATTCCAGTCGGTTTTTTTCATATTTAAAACGCTCCCGCCTAGTTTTTGCCAAAAGTCAACATCATCTGCTTTGGCGGTATTACCGACTCTAGTTACTGCATTAACAAAAGTTGCCCTATTAACGGGCTTGTCATTTTCATAACCCGCTTGTCCAATAGTTTTTAACAATCCGTCTAATACATTGCTAGTTTCTTTTTTAGATAAAGTTAAAACTTTTCCTAAATTTTCCACGGCCTCGGTGGTCTCTACATTAATAATATCTTCTGACGCTAATTTAAATTTTTCTAAATTTTCATCAAAAGTTTCACGGCTTGCATATGAGCTGACAATATCCCGCAGTTGTAATTTTAAACTATGGTTATCGGCCTCTTTAGTTTCTTCAGTTAAAATATTCCAAGTGTCCCCGTCCCGTGCTGACGTTATGTGAGATTTTCTTGTTATATTTTGTGTCTGCATTCCATTAAGACAAGCTAAAGTCCAATTTATGCTAAACGCTGATATCGATCCACACCCAGTTTCTGAATTTGAAAGCCCGATTCCGTGTGCTAAAATATCATTAACATTAGCTCCCGTTCCCGTAATAAGTTCAGATTTTAAACGTATGTACATTTTCTTTTGAGTGATTGCACAATTAACTATTTTCCATGATGCCTCCGACTCCATTAACTGAGGCAATGCAGATTCCAATAAATCAGAATTATCAAAAGTTTTAAACTTATCTGATAAAAAAGCTCTTGCCGTCCCGCTTGGGTTAGCTCCAAAACCATTGTAATGGACATCATCATAACTCCTGATCATACGTTTAGAATTTTCTCTTAACCATATGGCATTCGTTAAAGAGTCATATTCCATAGGATAATCAGATTGTAAACGCCTCGCAGTTCTAACGTCTAACCCGTTCTTCTGAGCTATTTGGTCAAAACATAAATCATTAACTTTTAAAAAGCGTGTCGGTTCTCCATTATGTGCCTCCATAATAATTTCACTTTCATTAGGAATAGGCGTTTCAGTTACAGTTGTTCTAAACTGTAGTTCTTTAGTTGGAGCTATAAAGTCTTGTTTGCGACTATTAGTTTCTTTAATCCTGATTAAAAGATTTTCTAAAGAGTTATTTTCGTTTTCTATATTGTGCATAATTAATCTCCTATTTGTTAAAATGCAAAAAGCGGGAATTATTCCCCGCTCTTAATATGCAATTTATTCTATACATAGTCAAATTGAATTTTTGAAAGCTCAAACTTTTCCAAAATCTCCCGCTATGTGATGCCTTAAAACTGTTCCATAAGGCAATTCCTCAGCAAATTTTAATAATTGTATTTCGTCTCTACCCGCCTCAGCTCCATTCGCCGTGGCCTCCCAGTGCAATTTAACATTACCCGCCGTTGCATAACACCCGCCGTCTTCAGTTTCACTACCCGCTTTTTTCTTATACGTCCCATGATCTGTAAATCCTATTGCATAATCTCTATCTATACGACTGCATAAAGGTTTTCCATTTCCGCAATCCCTACAATTAGAATTATTATATTCTGCGGGGCATCTAACAATTTTAAAATCATTAACTTTTTCTGATTTACCATTTGTTTTCCAAAAAGTTTCCTTAACATTTATAACTACGGGTACAAAAGAATTTAAAAACATATCAGTAATATTTTTTGCTGAATAGTTTATAGTCGTTTTTCCCGCCTTTAGTTTATGTTTCCATAAGGTAGGGTTAAAATGTGAATAGGTAAAACTAACGCCGCCTTTTGGAACGGAATCAGATACTGCATCTAAATAACTATAATCTATTTCTTCAGCTCCTTTTGAGCTATCAGGTTTTAAATTACAAGTCTTAGGGCAAGTTGCAAATTTATCTTGGCCTCCCGCTCGATATGTTACTGCACAATAAGTTGTTTTTTTTGCAGTAGATTTTTTTACTAATTTAATCATTTACTTCCTCCTTAATAAAATTCCTTACAAGTCTATCGTTTAAATTATCTGCAAGAAAAGCAGTAATAGCGTCTCCTTCAATATTTTGTAAAACATAATAATATTTTAAATTTTGATCAGAATTTGAATTTAAGCCCATACAATCCTGAATTAAAAAATACATTAAATCACGTCCTTCTAATGAATCTACGTGTTTAATGA